GATGGCGCTGGCCGTCACCACTCCGAACATCGCCTCCGGCTGGCCGTCCATCAGCCCCGTGCGCGTCCATGCGCCATCGGCCATGACGTTCAGCGCCATCTCGGGCGTGAAGTCCCAGGCCGCGCACTCGCGCTTATCATAGGCCCGCATCCGGGGCGCGATGGCCGCCACGTCGCCGGGCTCGGGCGTGCGAAACGCCAGCATCACGAGCCCCCCACTTCCACGTCGGCGAAGACGCCGAGGATTTGCATGGGGAGGGGATCGGACTGCACGATGGCGACGCCGGCCGAGCGATCCCACTCCGGCGCCAGCGTCACCGGCACGTCGCCGGTGTAGAGCTGCGGCGGCGAGCCATAGGCTTCGTCGCTTCGCCCGATGCACGGATACATCTCGTCGCCATTCTCGTCCGGCCCGACCAGAAGGCCGCGCGTGTTCTGCACACGGAGCACCACCTGGCCGATCTTCTGCATCTTGCCGATCACCGATCCGGCCGCCGTCAGGACCGGATTGAGGGTGTGTAGCGTCTGCTGATAGGGCAACCCGACCGTGACCACGGAAGCCGGCGCGGCCAGCCTGATCTTGCCGTTCGTCACCACCTGTTGCGGCTGCACCGCGCCGTCCGCCAGGATCGACACCGTCTCGCCTTCCAGATGGTCCAGGCCAGCGATCACCGTGGCCGGCGAGCCCGAATAGGTGCGGCCCGCATCGACGTAGAACGCCTGCGTGGCGTCCGGCTGCACGCTCGCCAGCCACAGCGGCGAGGCCATGCGCTCGATGTAGCGCCGCGCGACCCCGCCGATGGTCCGGTTGATCACCGCATAGAGCCGGTCCTCGCCGCTCTCCGTTACTGTGCAGATGCTCTCGATAGTCCCGGCCGTCTCGATGACGGTCCAGCCCCAGACCTCCTGCTCGGGCATCCACAGCAGCGCCAGGAGCACGCCGTCATCGCGCAGCGCGAACAGGGTCGAGAGCGGATATTCGGCCCAGGCGAATTGCAGGATGGTGTGGCCTTCCACCAGGTGCGAGGCGAAGGCCGAGAGGTTGTTGCCCTGGTAGGTGTTGTAGAACACCTGGTAGGTGATCGAGCGCAGATAGGCGCCCTTCGACTGCGAATAGATGATCGAGTTGTCGACGGCGACCGGCTGGGCCTTGCCGCAGCCGCGCACCAGGGCCGGACGCACCACTATGGAGCTGGGCGTCATGTAGTCGGTGACGCCGCCTCCGGTGGCCTGGAACAGGGCGTCCGACGTGAACGCCACCATGCCGTAGATCGTCGAGATGAAGGCTCGGACCTCATTCACCTGCTGCGCCACCAGCCCGAAGGTGATCGAGTCGTCCGCCTTCGCCGGCAGCGAGGCGTTCATGTTCTCGTAGTTGGCCGACTGGCTCATCCAGACGCCGTTGGGCTTGTTGATCGAGCCGCCCCAGGTCAGGCGCTGCTCGTGGAAGCCCACCGCCGCCGGGTAGTTGCCGGATCCCAGGAACGGGTTGTTGGCGAACGGCGGCGTGTCGCCGAGATCCGGCGTGATGTTCTTGTCCTCGAATGAGGTGTCCGTCGTGCCGCCGATGTAGCCGTAGATGCCGTTGACCTCCTCATAGACGTTGTAGCGCGAGGCTCCGGTGACGGCGGTCCAGGAGATGGTGTTGAAGTTGCCGGCCTGGCTGAGGTCGTTGTTGCAGGCGGCGGAATCGGAATGATAGCTCTCCTGCCCCGTCGCCTGATCGACGGCCGTGACCAGGTAGCGGAAGGTCTGGGGCAATCCTGCCGTCACCACGTGCGCGCTGGCCGAGACGCCGGTCGGCGGCGAGATCGACGGGCCGAAGCTGATGGTGTTGAAGGTCCACGCCGCGTCGCCGGTCCGCGAGAGCTTCAGCGGCGCGTGGTTGTTGTGGGCCAGGTAGAGCACGTCGGCGCTCTGCACGAAGCGCACATCCATGACCTCAGTGGGCGCGAACGGGCACGCAGGTCGATAGAGGCGGAACACCGATCCGCCGCTGACCAGGGGCGTAGCGCCGGTGGCGTCGATGGGATTGCCCAGCTCGTCGTGCAGCTCGATGCTGTTGGTGGTCGGATTGCCGACTTTGAACACCTTGCCGTTGAGCAGGCTTATCCCGTCCGCGTCTTCCAGGCCGACGTTGCTGCTCAGGTAGATGTCGTCGCCGGCCGCGTAGCCGTTGGCGTCCACCTCCAGCACCAGCGGATTGGCCCCGCCGAAGCCCTGCACGACCTTGCCGGCTTCCAGCACATAGCCGCCATCCTTGATGACGCGCATGTTGTTGTCGCCCAGCTCCAGCACGTAGCTTTGCTCGCTGGAGAACTGGAAGGGCATCACCCGCGTCGCATCAGCGATAACGGCGGCCTGGCCGATGAACTCGAACCCCGGCCGCGAGAACGCGCCGCCCGCCGTCCTCAGGAGCACGTTGCGGGCCGTCTTCAGCGCCGTGTGGTACTTCGCGACCTCCAGCCGCGCGGCCAGCTCGGGCGCGATCTCGCCGCCATTGAAGCTGGGAAAGTCAGCTCTGAGGGGCATTGACGTACCGCGACAACGTCATCTTACGGCGAAGGCGTCGGGAATGGGATCGTACTGGCGCGCCTGCGGGTTGGTGTTCAGCTCCCAGGCTTGGGCGCGGGCAAGGTAGAGCTCGGCGTTCGCCTGGAACTGCGGCTTCCTGTCGGCCCGGCTCAGCAGCACGCAGACGCGCGAGGCGATGTCATAGACCAGCGCCTTCGCCATCAGCGGCGTGAACGAGCCTTCGTCCACGTCGTTGAGCCAGTATTGCAGGATGGCCTGGTCGAGGTCGGTGTAGATGAAGGCCCCGGCGCGCTCGTAGGGAACCGGCGGCGCACGGTCGCGGAAGCCGCCCACGAGGCCCGCATTGCCCACGGCGAGGCCGGCGAGCGTCTGCCCCGGCAGCGGCGAATAGAACGGCCAGGAGGTGTTGGGCGTCGGGATCAGCGGGCCTGGATAGGCGCAGTTGGACGGCAGCGCGTACTTGTGCAGCCACTCGTTCGGCCGGTCGTTGGTCGCCTCGGCCAGCGTCTGGCGGGCGACCGCGTTGCTCCAGGGGAAGCTCTGCAACAGCTCGGCGACGCAGGCGCCATAGACCCGGTTGCACTCGCGCGCTTCCAGCGATCCGTCCGTCAGCGACGTGATCGGCTTGGCCGGAACCTCGCCCAGCGCCAGATTGCAGATGATCGTGGAGGAGTACTGCACGCCCGGAGTATCAGGCCCTCACGCGCTCCGGCGAAGATGGGCGGCGCAAGAACATGTGCGTGGCTTGGGGCTGGCGCGGGCCGGCAACGCCGGGATCAGCACGCGCCCGTCGAGGTGCGGAACGTGACGGTGATCGCCAGGGACACGGGCTGCGAAGCGGTGAGGCCCGCCGCAGGGAGCTGGGCGCCGGCGACGTAGCTCCAGACGCCAAGTTGCGTCGCGGAGAGGCCGTCTGCCGCCGCGGCCCCGCCGTTCGCGCTGTTCACGAGGAAGCCGGACACCGCGCCGGCGACGCTCGTCGGGCTCGCCAGCTGGTAGCTGTTCGGCAGGGAGATCTGCAGGTTCCCGCTCGCCCCCGACAGCGAGGTGGGGGTCACGGTCAGCAGCATGTCCGCCTCGACCACGCCGTTGGTGCAGGCGTAGTTCCAGGTGTGGGCCGCGTAGCTGAAGGTGGCCGATCCATTGGTGGCGAAGCTCACCGTGGCGGTGCTCGTGCCCGAGGCCGCGGTGACGCCGCCCTTGGTGGATGCGCCCGGGGCCGGCAGGGCCGCGGCAGGCAGATTGGTGGCGTTGGCCAGATTGATGGCCGACGGCGTGCCGAGGTTCGGCGTGGTCATGGCGCAGCTGGTGGTCAGGCAGGGGCCGCCCGAGCCGGAGACTGCGCTTCCCAGGGCGGTCGCCACGCCCGTGCCGAGACCGGAGACCTGGGTGGAGATCGCATAGGGCGGCGGCGGGCCGCCGGCGCCGACGGACTGCGCCAGCGCGGCCGGCGCGCAGGCCAGCAGCAGGGCGGCGGCGAGGGCGAGGATCCGGCTCATTGGTAGTCGGCTCCGATGAAGGCGTGGGTCGAGGCGGTCTTGGAGAAGCAGCCGGTCGTGCTGACGCCGATGACGATGCCCGTGGTGAAGCCGACGCCGGCGGCGCCGAACGTGCCCCCGGCGACCGGCTGGTTGGCCGGGATCGGGTAGCACTTGGCCGGGGTCACCGCGCCGTCGGCCGGCAGGGAGGTGGCGTCGAAGATCATCACCCACCAGGCCGAGGCCGACAGGGTGGAATCGGCGCCCACCTCGAAGGACTTCAGCGTCCCGGCCGAGGCCTTGGCCACCAGGCTCGCGGCGAGGGCCGAGGTCTGGGCGTGGGTGTCGGCGCTGGACGCGCCGGCTGAGCAACCCGAGGCGCAGGCCATCCACAGCGGACGCGTGGAATCGTCGCCGATGGTGTTGCCCGTCACCTGTTCCCGCAGCACCACGGGGGCGCCAGCGTCGAGGTTCGGATTGGCGTCGGCCGCCAACGCCGGCCCCGCGAACAGGGCCAGCGCCAGCGCCGCGAGCATGGCACGCTTCATGATCTTGACCTCCGGCTAGCCGGCTTCAGTTCGCCGCCGCGCTGGCGGCCTTGATGTCCGCTTCGCGGGTCACGTCCTCGGCGCTCGGGCCGGCCTCGTCGTCGGCGTCGGGATCGACCCAGCCGGCGGACTTCGCCTCGGCGGCCGAGACTTCGACCCACGTCGAGCCCGGTTCGATCTTCACCGGCTCGTCCTTGACCTTCTTGGGGTCCTGGCCGAACGCGGCGGTGCGCTTGATCGGGCGACCGCGACCATCCAGGCCGAGGCGCTTGAAGTGGTTCTCCGACACGACCGAACCGGCTGGCAGGAAGTGGCCGGCGAAGCTGTCCACAGTGGCGCGATAGAACTTGGTCATCGTCTGTCCTCAAAGAGTTGGGGCGGCCCTTTCGAGCCGCCCGCTTAGCCTCAGTAGTCGGTGGACCCGGCGGCCGGGTATTCCTGACCGGCGACGCTCTCGGCGCTGTCGATCTGGACCCGGGCCGTGATCGTTCCGGCCGTCATCGGGCCCGTCGCGACGGTCCACACGACGCCCATGTAGCGCTGGCGCGTGTAGGACGGGATCGACACGTCGATGGCCTTGTAACCGGCCACGAGCGACGCCTTGGGGATCGCCAGGCCGGTCCAGATCGTGGTCGGGTTGGTCGCGAGATCGGCGCTGTCGGCCACGACCAGCGTGGGCGTCAGGGTCGCCGCGCCGGCCGCCGTGAAGGCCGCTCCAACGGTGGCGACGAGCTTCAGCTCCCGGCCGCGCCCGATGTTGCGGGCCACGCCAAGGTCGATGACGTTCGTCGAGTTGCGCGTGACGGTGATCGCGGCGGCATCGTCGAACGTGGTTTGCAGGTCCATGATGGACATGAGGCTGTTTCCTTCTGAGCTTGAGGTCAGGGCGCCGGTCAGACGACCTGAGCCTCCGCGTCGGTGATCTGATCGACCTGGCGGATCGGGACCTGACGGAACGCCAGCACCTCCTCGCCAGCGAACTCCTTCATCTGGAGCAGCATGTTGGTCTTCTCGTTCGACTGGATGTCGAGCGCGGTGGCCAGGGTGCTGTTCATGTAGAAGGCGGGCTGACCCATCTTGATGACGGGCTTCACCTTGTGCAGCGCCGCGATCATCAGCCGGATCAGGTTGGCGGCCGAACTCTCGGTGATGACGTTCGACACGTCGATGTTGGCGATCCGCACCGCGCCGCGCCAGTCGCGCACCCGAAGGCCGCAGTTCCACACGTAGTGGTCCCGATAGCCCATGTAGGGGTTGCCCGAGCTGTCATAGAGCACGTCGCCGATGGCATAGTTGTCGGCCGCGGCCGTGGTGTTCGCCGTGGCGTCCTCGTGGCGCAGCCCCGCGATAGTGCCCTTGGGATAGATGCCGGCGATGGTCTGGTCGCCCCACACCACCAGCCACACGGAGGTGTTGTCCGAGCCCGCGCCGCCCTCGTCGATGATGTTCTTGGCCGAGGTCCCGCTCTTGGAGTTGTAGCGGGGCGCAAGGCCCGTGAACGCCTTGGGCGTGACCCCCGCATCCCCATAGAACAGATTCTGCGACATGGTCTGGTTCATCGACT